TTGCCCAGTCTGGGTTGTGTAAGTAGCTGTATCCGGAGAGGTTCTCTGTGTCGGAAGTTGGTGCTGAGTCGTTTCCTTCTGAGCTCCTTTCTTCTTCTTGTTCCTCTTCTTCTTCGCCGCTACCTGACCCTGTGGATTCGATGTCGTCATGGTTTTGTCGGCCGCCCCATGTGGACCAGAAATGCCAACCTTCTCCTCGTTCACTGTCTGTGTCACTGTGGGTGAAACTTCGGGTGTCCTGTTCGTAGGTTGTTTCGGCTCCTCCTCTTTCGGACTCGTCTTGGGACTCGTCTTCGGTGTCGCCGCGATAGGGGCGTCTTTCGCCTTGGGGGTCGTCACTTTCTTCGGTGTAGCGGAAGGGGAGGCGGCCGGCTTCAACCGGCCTTGTCCTTTTCCCGCCTCATCTGTGGATCGTGCTGACTCATGGCGTTCAGGTTCGTTCTGCAACCAGGGCTCATCAGCGTATCGAGTTGCACCGCGATTATGAATCGCATAGCGTTCACCCGGTGTGGTGAACTGCCAGTATTCATCTTCGTTGTCATACTCTTCTTCTGAGTACTCGCTGGTATCCGAAACTTGATCAACGTAACCCCAGCTGGATTCAACAGCTGGGACCGAGTCCGGTGTTCGCACCCTCTTAGCTCTCCAGGCCATCAGTCCTATCGGAGCATACCTATTCCTAGGTGTGTACTCCGCTGGTTCAGAACCCAAATGGATTCCTACTACAACAAAACTGTTGCCTTTCCGTGCTAATAATAGTGTTCCACTAAAACCCGGATTTGTACTAGCCGTGTGTAGGCAGCCTTTCTTTGCCGACCACTCTACTCCACCCACAGAATACTGCCATTCCAAACCCGTCCCTTGCTCCCGTGCATGATACACGGTTATAGGGACTGTTGAGTTTGGAACTTCCAGATCCAGGGCTTTCACTCCCAGTGCAGCTCCTACTTTCTGGTTTGCCTCCACCATATAATAATCATTACGAGTGTTAATATAAGGTGTAG